GACTGACGAACATTAAGAATAAGGAATGCTTCACTAAGACGTTGTGATAATGTACCTACCATTTGATAGGCAGTCTGGAAGTCAGCTGTCTTTCCAACCTGTACTACACCAATGTCATCAGGTCGTCCCTGGATGATAGCACCGTTACCTGCCTTAGCAAGTGTCGATGGTTTGGTGGAGGAGCTTGGACTGACAGTGAATACAATCTTAGCAGCTGCTGCGCTGCCTTCAACCAGTGCTTGTGACAGAGCTTCAAGTGACTTTAGATCACCAAGGAACTCTTCTACCCTACCACGTCCGTAGACTTCGCCGTCTACGTGGTTGAAGCGTAGCACAAGCCAGGGGTTAGAGTCAAGAGGAGATTTACTCATTGACTTAGGAAGAATCTGATCGTCTACTTCCTGATGCCACATCCAACGATTGTTATCTAAAACAACGTGTGTATAAATATCACATTCATCATCGTGACGTGTTGTATTGTCAGATGACTCATTAGGTTGTGGTTCTTTGTAATCTGGATTAAATTTTTTTAGTAATTTTTTCGAGATTGTTTCCTTTGTTACAATTTCAATAACATTACCGTTACCATCTCTGTCTACTACATATCGGTTCAAGGGATAGAGCTTAAGCCCATCCTTACCCATAAAGACAAGAGCATTACCAGCTACTACCAGATGCTTTAGTGCTTGATGAACAACAACACGATCACTAGAAGCCGCAATGGATTCCATGATAGTGCGTTCGATCTTAGCAAACGACAAGTCTAGTTCAGATCTAATCTCTGGTCCTAGTTCTTCAGGCAAGTTAACATCGTTAACCTGTAGCTTAAAGAAGCTAGTTTGTGGAGGTAACAATGCAAGCATTAGTTTACTTGCAAGAGTCACTACACCTTTAGCTCCTTGTGATTGCCACGGGGTTGTGAGTTTAACTGCACCCTTAGTATAAACCTCATCATCACGGATAAGATAAGGAAGAGTTAGATCTGCTGCTTGTCTAGCAGTGTTTAGAAACTGTGAACGATCTGAAGACAATCTGTCATATCGTGTTTTAGCTGTCATTAAATTTTACACATTTAAGTTTTGTCTTGTTGCGCCTGAAGGTGGCATTTGTGCAATCCCCAGACCTAAAGAAGCACCAAACTTATTTTTTGTCTTTACTCTACGACGGAAACCAGCAGTACCCCCTCTTATGTTAGAGGCGGCACCACCAAGTCGGGTATCAGTTTGCTGACCACTACGTGCTTGGTTGCTAAGTGTAGTACGTTGTTCTGTATCAAACTTATCCTGCATTCTCTGCATTTCAGTTCTAAAGTTAGATGCTTGCTGTTGATTTGCTATCTTCAAATCATCCAACAACTGCTCGTAATAACTATTACCTCCCTGCGTACCAACTTCTACTACTGGCTTGGGGCTTGTCGTTGCTGGCTTAAAAGCATTATAACCAGCTGATCTAAAAATTTGACTTGCTAATTTACCTACACCATGTTCTACGTTCCGGTGATCAGATGCAAAAGATGCAATATCTTTCAAACTTACACCTTGGCTTTCTAATTCGTCAAGATCTTTAATACCGAAGTAACCTTTATCTCCTGGATCAGTGTAGGTAACATTAGTTGGTAATTTAAATCTAAGAGGTTTAATTGAAGTCATTAGTTCTCCTCCATATAGCGGATGACCCACTCAACGACACTGCGTTGACCGGCTTGGTACATAATCTTTTCCATTGTATCTTCAGGTGTTGGATTAATGGGTGGAAAGATTTCTTCTAATTGATTTGTCAAACCACGGGCTTGCATACCCACGGTCTCAAGCATACTGGGGGAGATTGACATTACTATGCTCGAAGAAAGATGGCATTCTAGCTGCCTTTGTAAAGGAAAGTTCAGGAGCTTTGCCCTGATACATTAAGTTATCGCTAGATTGCAGCCAAAATTTTTTATCCAAATTTTTATAGGTAGTATTAATACCTAGTGGTTGCATTACCCAGTTAATAGTTGCTTTACGCAGCTTATCAAGACTTGGTGAAACATCTAGACCAAGTTCTTTACATACAATACTATTAGTTGCTACATGAATTTGTTCATCACGACTAATATCTGCGCTTACTGTTCGCATTCCAGCGTCACCATTAGCGCGGAAGAATGGTAGAAGAACGAAGAAAATTGCACGTTCGGCAACCATTGCTTTCGTAATCGTGTGATCAGGATGCGAGATCCATGCATCGCGTAACCGTAACGCTTCGGCTTCAGCCTTTTCATCCACCCCGTAAGCATTGGCGATGTAACCAAGAGCCAGGTCGTGGTTTTCCTCGTCTTTGACATTTGATACGAGTAACTCCCGTGCCATGTTTGGAACTTCAGTGGCAAGTGCATCAGTGATAAAATCTCCCACAGGTAGTTCCATATGTCTCAAGGCAAGGGCACGGTGTATTGTTTCCTCCGCACCTTCTTTGCATGTACCAGCAGTTGTCTGTACTGGTGTCCATTTGCGCTTCCGCGCCATTAGTTTTTCGTAAGGGTTCATTCTTGACAATCACATTGAGGTTCATTTAGTAAATCGTTCAGGTAATCATCAACATCAACATCAGCTAGAGCAGCATACGCATCGGTCTTATCCTGAACATCGCCCATTACTTGCAATGAATAATAAAGCGAGGTTTGTGGAGACCTTAGCCACTCTTCAATGAATGCCTCATCCATGATAGCCAAATCTGACCACCAATTATATGAGTATCCATGGAGAAGTCCACTGGTTTGGTATAGGTGCATGATGCCATCAGCAACACGCTTATAGTTTTCCCAACCAACTTCTGAGGCGATTTCTACATCACCATAATTATATGTTTGTACACCAAAGGTACCAGAGTCACGGTCTACAGTGCGACCAATAGGTGGTGCGATTTCTGGTGTACAAGTAAATCCATCAGCATCCTTTGAGCGGTAGCTACAAGACGCTGTAGGAGCGATAGCAAACGCTCTGACCATATTGTACTCATGTGCAATAAGAGAGGCGTCACGGATTCCTGCAGCAAGTTGTTGTACAAGAGAGAATGCAGCAGTTGCTTCGACTTTGTTACTGTTGTATTGCTCCAATGCACGACCAAATTGATCATAACTAACACCATATCGGCGCAGCAGATTGGCAAGACCAAGTACACCTAGACCAACCTGACGATCTGTATCTGATGGTAGGTACTCACCGGTATCTCCTACACCAGTTTTACCGTGTAGTTCACATAGTTCTTTCATACCTTCTGCAAATGCAGTAGGGATCTGATCAAAACTACATGCCCCCAGGTTCACATGTTGTAAAAGACACGTACCACGACTAGGTAAATACACTTCCAAGCATACATTACCTCGGATACGTTGTGTCCCTTGGTACTTAACTTTGTTCAGCCAGATGTCACCAGCCTTGATACCTTGGATTAGCAAGTCTCGTAGCTCTTGTGACATATCATCCCACCATTCTTGTGTGATGTTAACGCAACGTTTGACCCAAGGTAGTACATCACGTGGTGTTGTAACAAACTCTTTTAGGTCAGCATGTTCAGCGTCAATATGCAGAACTATTGCTCCGTTTTTATATTTTCCACCCCTTCTGAGAGTTTCGTTAAGAGCCGAATAGATTCGTCCAAATGATACAGGACCACTCGCAACGACGCCAGAGTCTCTCTCGAAGCCTCGTGGGTCAAGTTCTGATAGGTGAATTGCAACGCCAGCGCCATTGCGGAGAGCGTGACTAGCGAACTTCCAGGATGCTTCGATGCCATTGGGACCTTCCATTTCATTTGATACGTTCATAACCGTGCACGACACGGGCAATCGGCCATCGGGATCATCGATCCACGACTGAACACGACCAGTTCTAGAAATTAATTCGCTCATTTTACAAGATCATCGAGAGTAGGTGGTTTATAATTTGGTCCTTTCATTACCTTACCGTCGGACCGTCGGATAGGTTTATTATCTAGTCCAAGTTTGGATAGGTTTGATTTATGAACACGATCTAATGCTTCCTCTAGATCCCATTCCATGTTTTCTGCATATTGAAAGCAGACATAAACAAGATCAGCTAGTTCTTTGAGTTCATCTGCATAACCTTCTTCGGTTGCTGCATACATAAATTCTTTAAACTCTTCAACGATCAAATCCCGTTGCATAGTCCGGTTCCCCGTAGAGTTCTGGATTCCATACGCTGTCCGAAACTGGATTGCTTGATCCGAAAGTGATTGTTTTTGTAGATGTTGTGTTGTCAAGTTCATTCTCAAGATAGTGGATAGCCTTTTTAAGGTCAGACGCTTTCGTGTTAGCATCTTTGTAACCGGCTCGGCAAATATATTTAACTGCACAGCCAAGGTGATAGTTTAATTCCCAGTCTCTGATTGCGTCCCAGCATTCAATTGATCCTCGGGTGTAGTAGGCAGGGGAGAAATACGCCATTGTGCTAATAATTGTCCTACGTTGTTGGTTAAAATAAAGTTAGTTTTTTGTAGTTGCAAAAACAACTCGATCATTTGATCAGGAGGACACCGTTTCAACAGCTCCTCCATTCTTTTTAGTTTAAACTCTTGTTCTAGAGTTATGTCAGTCACTGGCATTGGAGGGAGTCCATAAGATGGGTCTGTTCTCTTTGAAGTCATAATCATCAGCAGTTAGTATCTTAGCTAAGCGTGCATTGAGTAGTGCTTCGTCACTTGTAAGACCTTTAGACTCAAAAGCTTTTACAACGCTATCCCAAGTGTAGCCATGTTCAGAAAAAAATTTTACGCTAGTTTTTACACCAAATCCAGGTGCACCTGAGTAACCATCTGTGCTGTCACCAGCAAGAGTTTGAATAAGAAACCATTCCCAGCCAGATTGCTTATCTATTGTGAAGGTTTCATCTAGATTGTACAGAGTACCAGGTATTTGTTTCATGTCCTTGTCAGGGGACACAATTACACATTCATCATTTGATGTGGCATGAATACCCATGGCATCATCTGCCTCTAGTTGTGGCATTCTGATAACACGATAGTGATCATGTAATTTGTAGATTACTCGTCTGTATCCACAAGGTTTCTTGCGATTCCTGTGACCTTTGTAAGATTTTTCAACCGACTTACGAAAATTAACAGCATCACTAAAGAACAGAATAACATCTGGATCGAAGAAAGCTGATTTAATTTTATTGAGTTCTCTAGTAACATTAGCATATGCTTCACTAAATCTACTGCCGACCATGATTACATCATCACCCCAATCAATGTCGTACTCAGCTGATGCACATGCTTTGTAGACAATGTAATCAGCATCGATCAGTAGAGTAGTCATTTACCTTGACCCCTACTCATCTTGCGATCACCCTTTGGTTTAGATAGTTTACCTTGACCTTGAGTTGTTTTCTTTTTAGTAGATTTAATCTCCTGTGCGTTCTTCTTTGAATAAAGCATTAGTGGGTTTCGCTCCAGTTGTTTCCGGTTGTTGCTTCGGCGTCAATGCGACACCTGATGTTGTAGTATTCACCAGCTTCTGTACTGCTAAGTACCAAGGATGAACATAAGTCTGTGGCGTGTTCGGAAGAACACTCGAATTGTAATTCGTCATGAACAAATGCTAGTTGTGAACAGCATAGTTTTAGTTGTTTGATGTTGTGTTGGTTGATAAGCATCCAACGTTTAGCCAGGATTGCAGAGTTTCCCTGCAAGCAGTAGTTTAACGCTTTATGCGGGCTATCCACGATAATTTTTCTGTCATCGATAGCTTTGATGTATCCACGTTCTGAAGCTTTTTTAATTGCATCCAGGAGATCACCGAGTCCTTCAATCGCATCAACATATGCTTCTCTGATCTCTTGTCCTTTTTTCTTTGCTGCCGAGGATGAAAGAAGTTTGTCATAGCTGTGTCCAATTTTTTCATTGCCTGCCCCATAGAGCATAGCATAGGTTACGGTCTTTACTTGTTTGCGACTGATACCTATCTTGTCAGCATTGACTTGATGGATGTCACCGTTGAGTAGGATGTCAGCATAGCGTCCGTCATCATACTTGGCTAGGAAATGCGACAGCATTCTTAATTCGATCCCTGCCAAATCTGCCCCCACCATTACTAAACCTGGACTAGCAGTAAATAGCTGCCTAAATCTAGGATCACTCGGAACTTGAGCGAGGTTGGGGTTACGATGAGCTTGCCTAAATGTTGCAGTAGCTACTGAACAATGGTGATGTATCCGACTAGCAGTCGTAGATAGCTTCAGCCATGCGTTCGCGCCTTCTGAGATCATCCCAAGCATTTTCGTTACCGTCAAACATCTCGCAAACTGCATAGCAATCGGAGATCCAATCTCGGTCAGAATAACTTCGTCGATAACTGGTTTCCCAGTAGTTGTCTTCTGGGTTGGAGTCCAACCACAGAACGTTTGCAATATCCATGAGATGTGATCGCGTGATGTTGGATTTAGTTCTTTTAAGCGTGTGAATGGAGCGTCTTTGACATAGCCTTGGGTCCGATTATTTCTCTTAGGAGTAAATATTGATCCGGCAACGTAAGGGTGCCTGTCACGTAGTAGTTGATAAGTTTGCTCAAGTTCTCGTCTGAGAGTAGATGCAAGTTCCCATGCAGAGCGTTCATCAAAGTACCATCCATGTAGTTCCTGTCTTGTGAGGATTTGGGCGGACTCATGCTCTAATTTAATCCACTCAGGTATGGTTGAAAATGTTTCCAAAGTTTGTTCGTAACAACAACGTCTTGTATCATGTAATCTTGCATTTCTTGTGACCACTCCTTCCAATCTGTGTCCTTACCAAATGTACCTTTGTTCTCAGATAGACGATAACCGTAAGCCTCTAGACTATGGCGACCATATAATTTAAGAGGCATGTCTTTCCAGACACGTTTCTTATCTATGTCTAAGAGGTTTGGGTGATACAAACGACTGAGCAGAAGAGTATCCAGGCAATCACCAATACGTCTAAACCAGGGGTATAACTTATTAATGATAGCAAGATCGTACCCAATAATGTTATGCCCAATAATACACTCAGCGTCCTCCAAATACTGAAGACCTCTAATAATTGGCTCAGCAGCTGCTTTATCTGTTGCATGTTTAAACGCTTGATCATTGTAAACCATTGTTTGCTCAGTTTCTGTATCATAAATACAGAGACAGTGGATCTTGGTAACATCACAGAGCAGTCCGTCAGTTTCTAAATCAAAGATCAGCATTACTTACCGTGCCATTTGTATGTCTTATCGACAAACTGTGCTCTAGCAATTGCTTGAGTTGTTGGTGGGTTAGGGCGTTTCAATTCAGAAGTCTGTTGACGGGTTGAAGTCTGCTGTTTCTGTTGTTTCATTGAATTTACAGGTAGATAAGTCATAGTTTAATCGACAAGCAACGCCTGTTTCCCCAGAGTAGCGATTTTTGAGAATTCTAACAGTTGTATCAGAGTGTTTAGATCCACTCTGCTGATCTCTTTCGAGTCCAATAACTGCATCGCTAAGTTGAGCGATTGCCGCACTTCCTCTAAGTTGTCCGAGTGTAACACGTGCACCTTCTTCATGATTTTGATCCGATGATGTGCGCTTAAGATGCGACACAAGAAATAAAGCAATGCCAGTGCGCTCAACTAGTGAACGTAGGCGGGTCATTGTAGTGTCTATCATACGTCGCTCGTCTCCATCTAATCCACTGAGGAGGATTGATAGGTGATCGAGAAAGATAACCTTGGTATCAAGACCTGCAGCAAGGTATTCAATACGATTGTAGATGATATCAGGATCAAAAGATCCAAACCCATCAAACAAAAATAAATCCCAATTGGCAAGCGTTCTCTCATAGGCTTCAGTTAACGTAGAACGATCGTGTTCACCCATGTGTAGTGCTTTACCAACAATAGGAGACATAAGTCCTAGAGCAGTACGTCTGTTTGATTCTTCAAGAGCCAAATAACCGACCCTTTCTCCCTTCGATAACAAGTGAGCAGCCAAGTCTCTACAGACGGACGACTTGCCTTGTCCAGATCCTGAAGTAATTGTGACAAGTTCTCCATACCGGATCCCGTGAAGCTTTTCTTGTAATCCTTGGAATGGATAGTCATGATCAGATGGTGGTGATGGTGTAGTAACTAATTCAAGTAATGATTTACCATCTACAATACCATCGGGACGATATTCTCTACGTTTAAAGAATGCATCATCGATAGCCTTGTAATCATTAGCTTGTAATGCGTCTGAGAGGTCCTTGTAAGCCTCTAGACGGGCTATGAATGCCCTGCCAGGTGGTAACACACTCGCAGCTTCTTCAGCAGCCTTCTGTCCTGGTTCATCAGAATCAAACCAAAGTACAATTTCACCGTAACCTTGGAGGAATTCTAAGTTCTTTTGTATTGCTTTTTTAGCACCAGCTGCACCGCTAGGTAGTGACACAACAGGCCAAGTAGGAAATAGTTCTGCATATGATACGCAGTCTAGTTCGCCCTCTGTAATAATAATACGTTTACCACTGTTGCCCCATAAGTATTGGGCGAAGAATGTACCAGGTGAGTCTCCTTCGTAAGTAAACTGTTTGTCTTTTGTTTTAACCTTAGCACCTTTGACAATGCCAGATTGATCGTGATAGTAAAACCTTAGTTTATCGCCATCACGATATACCTTGTATTTTTCACAAGTTTGTTGAGAGATTTTTCGTTTCTGCAGCCGTTCAGCTGAGCCTTTAATCTGCACGCGATTTGTATGATGAATGTGGATTGGCTCTTCATCACCTTGAGTATA